GGAATTATTGGATTTGCTTGAAAACATCAAGAGAATAGCTCATGAATACGGAATTCATATTAATATGAAGAAAACAAAAATCGTCAAAATAAGTGGTACTTATAAATTTCTTCAGATAAAATACACACTAACCGAATCTGGAAAAATTATGAAACGAATTAATCCAGATCGGATTTATACAATGCGTAGAAAATTGAAGAAATTAGCCGTTAAGGTGGAAAATGGCGAAATACCATATGAAAATGTTGAAGGAATGTTCAAGGGCTGGATGGGAGACTTTTATAAGCTTATGTCCAGAACTCAGAGAAAAGATTTATTAGAACTATACGAAGGCCTATTCAATAAGACCATAACCATCGTGAAAAAGAAGATGATTATAAAAGATAGGTCACAACAAGAATCGACATGGGAGGTAGCTTGATGGAACCATGGTTTCAGATGGTACTTACGATTATTAGCTCAGTTTTAGCTTCTTCTGGGCTGTGGGCCTATTTAACAAAAAGAAGCGAAAGAAAAGATGTAAAAACGGAGATGCTTGTTGGTTTGGCTCATGATCGGATTATGTATCTTGGTATGCAGTATGTAGATCGAGGTTACGTAACACAGGATGAGTATGAAAACCTACGAACATATCTCTATGATCCTTATAAAAAATTGGGAGGGAATGGTTCTGCTGAAAGAGTTATGAAAGAAGTGGACAAGCTCCCGATTCACAAATTTGCCATAGGCAAGGAGGAAAAGAATAATGAACATGAGTAACAAAACTTATGACACTCTTAAATGGATTGCAATGTATCTGCTTCCAGCTCTGGGAACTTTGTACTTTGCGCTTGCTGGTATTTGGAATTTTCCATATGGAGAGCAGGTTGTCGGAACTATCACAGCGGTTGATACATTCCTTGGCGTGATTCTTGGAATTAGTACATCCCAGTATAATAAAACTTCTGAAGATGCGACGAAATAGTTAAAGATGAGCGGGAGAGATGGGATGTCTTTCTCGCTCTAAATACATTTCCTCTTATTTTTTTCAGTACGCAGGTGACAGTCTCCGTTGGTACTATCAAGACTAGAATGGAGGTAGTCAAAATGGAAAATAAAAAAGAAAAGAAACTGCTCACTGTGAAAGATTTGTGCACTTATTTAAGTATAGGAGAAACCAAAGCGAGAGAGTTGTTACATAACCCCGATAATGGTTTTACTATTCGAATAGGAAACCGATTATATGCTCACAGGGATAAAGTCGATGCCTGGTTATTGCGAAATATCTTTTAAAATGATATATTTGGGGTAAGTTCAATTTGGATTTTCCCCATCACGGAAAGGAGTATATATGGGAAAATCACTAAAAGGGAA